TCATACTGACGGTGCATGACTCCATCGTCGTAGACATCCATCCAGACGAATTGGACAAGGTCAATGGTGCGCTCAAGTGGGCCATGACTGGCGTCACAGACGAGCTAGAGGTCCGCTTCGGGTACCGCTGCACTTTACCTTTAGACATCGAGGGATCTTATGGCCCAAATTGGATGGAACAGACGGAACTAGGTGTTGACTGACGCACTTAGTTATTCTAATCTGAAATTCCTAACAAAGAGGAGATCACAATGGGTGATTTAGCAGTAGCAAATCCAGCAAAAATGGCTGAACTCAATGCCATCTTGGGTATCAACGATGCACCAGAAGGTGGAAGCAACACAGGACCATCGAACCGTTTACCAGAGTTGAAGATTAACTATCAACGCAAAGATAAGTCGGGGCGATCAATCAAGGACAAGATTGGTTGGTTCTATGTGAAAGGCCTCGACAAAGAGGTCTACGCAGAAGAAGTGAAGATCCGTGTACTGTCTCAGGTGTTCCAGTGGATCGACTTCGACGAAGAGGAAATGAGACCTCGAAACAAGACCGTGATGATCCCACGGTTCTCAATGGAGCCTATCGATGAGCTAGGCACTATTCGCTGCGGTAAGCCTACCTCTAAGGAGATGGCGGACTGGACAAAGGAAGAGAAGGCTCGATTCAAAAGCATCGATCTGTTTCGCCAGCTACGTGGGCTTGTGACCTACAAAGGCGTGACGGCGGATGGTGAAGAGGTTGAGATCGAGAACCAGCCGATGATCCTGATGAACAAGCGTGGTAACTATATGACCTTCGAGGATCAGGTTATCCGAAATATCAAAGGACGAGACTTTAAAGACTTCTGGGTGACAGTTCGTGCCATTGAACAAGAGATGGGATCTGTGGTATACTATACGTTCGACTATGAGCCTGACCTACTAAATCCTGTGGCTCTAGACGACGACACATACCAGACCATGTTACACTTTGCCGATATGATCTCCTCTGAGAATGAGAAGATTAAGACGAAGTACAACGCATCGTTGGGTGGTCTGGACGCCATTGATGTGGCGGCTATGGAAGCTCTGGACTCTGATCTGGAAGACGATCACGAGTAATGGAACATCCATACGAAATACGACTACACCGACTCCTAGAGCGTCTGTCGAATAATGAGAATGATGATCTTCTTGCTGATAAGAAGAACGTCTATCAGATAATCGACGACGCAGGGGAGATGTGGAAAGAGGCTATGGCAAAGCAGTTATTGCGTGAGCCAGAAGACAACTTCCGCATTCGGGGTTCTAATGCAGGGCGACCCCTCTGCCAACTCCAGATGGAGAAGATGGGGAAGCCTCGCAGTCGTATGCCTTACAATCATATTGTACGCATGATGCACGGTGATGCTATCGAGTGTATTATTGAGGTGTTGCTACGGGTAGCAGACTTCAACATCACTGGTGGCAAGGACAAGGTCTCTCTGAAGGTTAAGGATACCGAGATCAAAGGAGAGTCCGACATCGACATCGATGATGCGGTATGGGACACAAAGTCCGCCAGCCCTTGGGCCTTCTCTCACAAGTGGAGTGATGGGTTTGAGGGTTTAGCCGACAACGATGATTTTGGCTATGTAGATCAGTTGATGGTCTATTCTATGGCGCAAAAGAAAAAAGCAGGTGGCTGGATCGTTGTGGACAAATCGACAGGCCATGTGAAGTTTGTCGAGTGCCCCGATGACCCGAAGCGTAAGAAATCTACGCTGAAGGAAATCATCAATAAGATTGACAACATTGATGGCGAGTTCAAGCGTTGCTTTGAGCCTGAGGACGAGACGTTCAATCGTAAGCCTACAGGTTCAAAGCGACTGCCTGAACAATGTAGTTTCTGTTCTTACTTAGGCTCGTGTTGGCCTAAGGCGAAGCATCTACCGCAGACAATGTCTAAGGCTAAGAACCCTCGGTACTACTGGTACACCCAGTATGAGGGAGAAGAGCTTAATGGCGATCAAACCTAGTTCCGCCAAAGCCAAGGGACGCAAGCACCAACAGTGGGTCAGAGACAAGATCTACGAGATATTTCCTCAACTAGAGGAAGGTGATGTGCGCTCCACGAGTATGGGGGCTGGTGGTGAAGATCTACAGTTATCACCGGCCGCCCGAAAGCTCCTACCACTGTCCATCGAATGCAAGGCCTTCAAGTCCTTCGCCATCTACAAGGTAGTGGAACAAGCCGAGGCTAATGCCCCCAAGGGGGCCGAGCCAATAGCCATCATCAAGGGTGATCGAAAGCGGCCCTTGGCGGTGATCGACGCAGAATTCTTTTTAAAACTGATGAAGGACAGGCATGGACCCCAAGGATCTTGAACCCGACACGCTACTACTACGGCTACGCATCTTAGACGATGGTGAAGTCGAGGTATTTTCTGGTCACAACATTACCGACGATGTCTCAGAAGAACAGGCACACTTCTACATCGATATGCTCAACGGCCTACAGACAATGATGGAGTCGGCGACAGAGCATGTCGTGATGATAGGCACTTTTCTGCGGACAATAAACAATTTGCAGCAATCCACTGAGATCGAGTTTGAGCCAGACGAAGAGCTACTCGAAGCTCTCAAAGACAAGAAGGTTATCCCCTTCAGCAAGAACAAACTCAACTGATGCATACGAGGAACAGAATGGACTTTGACGCCACAGAATACACGCTGACTCTCGATGAAGCCAATGACATGGTGAACCACCCACCACACTACAATACGAGTGGTATTGAATGCATCGAAGCGATCTATCACGCCTTAGGTGAAGACGGGTTCATCTCGTACTGCCAAGGCAATGCAATGAAGTACCTCTGGAGATTCAAGTACAAAGGCAAGGCCGTTGAGGATCTCAAGAAATCGAAGTGGTATATCAGTAAGATTGTCGAGGTACTGGGCGAAGATGAGTAAGGCGGACTACTCGGTTCGCTTGGTCAGCAAGACTGCTTGCGTACCGCTCCTACAAAGATACCACTATCTTTCCAACATATCGAAGGGATTCAAGTCTGGCTTTAATGTTGGGCTGCATCACAGAGACAATCTGGTGGGTGTGTGTATCTTTACTGGTTGGCCTGTGCCTGAGTTACTCAAGGGTTGCTTTGGCCTACCACGCACAGAACAGGATGGGTTCTGGGAGCTATCTCGATTGGTACTGCATCCCGAGCATCAATCGTCTGAGCATAACCTAGCCAGTTGGTTTGTTAGCCGATCAGTACGCAAGCTCAAAGCGTCTCAGTATGTACGCTCGATCTTATCCTACGCAGATAACGACTTCCATCAAGGCACCGTCTATGCCGCCTCGAATTTTAGATATTACGGACTGTCCGACGCCAAGAATGACTTCTGGATTAAGCAGCCCGATGGGACGTTCAAGAAGCACTCTAGAGGCAAGGTTAAAGGCCTCGACGGCGAGTGGCGTCCCAGAACCCGCAAGCATCGCTTTCTACTCACATACGACAAGAGTCTGTCCTGTCAGTGGGTGGAGCAAAAATGGAAACCCACAATTAAGGAAGTAGCAGTGAATTTTGAAGACTATCAAACTCAAGCGTCTAAGACGGCAGTTTACCCAGACGCAGACGTAATTACATACCCGACCTTCGGATTAGTCAGTGAAGCGGGTGAAGTAGCAGGTAAGGTCAAGAAGGTCTTACGTGACAAGAATGGACACTTCGATCCAACGGAACGAGAGAAGATCGCAGACGAAGTGGGTGACGTACTTTGGTACATCGCCGCCCTGTGTACCGACTTGGGCATCGGTATGGAAACAATCGCCCAACGAAATCTAGACAAATTGAATAGCAGAATGGCACGGGGCGTAATCCAAGGCTCTGGCGATAATCGGTGAGGTAATAATGAGCAATTTCAAATCTAACTTGAACCCAATGTTTCGGTCTAAGTTTAGCGAAGACATCTTCAATCATAAGTATAAGCACGAAGGCGCAGAGACATGGGACCAACTGTCTAAGACCCTTATCAAAGACGTGTGTGGTGAATATTTAACAAAGGAAGAACAGGACTTCCTGTACGAGACACACCGTGACATGAAGTGGGTAGCTGGCGGACGGTATCTGTATTATGCAGGGCGACCAAACAAATTCTTTAACAACTGCTACTTGCTGAAGGCAGAGGAAGATACCCGAGAAGATTGGGCCGATCTGTCGTGGAAGGCGGAGAGTGCCTTGATGACAGGCGGCGGCATCGGTGTAGACTACTCAGTCTATCGTGCAGCGGGATCTCCTATTGAGAAGACAGGCGGACAAGCGTCTGGCCCGATCCCTAAGATGAATATGATCAACGAAATTGGACGCCGTGTAATGCAAGGCGGCAGCCGTCGATCAGCCATCTATGCGTCATTGAACTGGCAACACGGCGATATCAACGAGTTCTTATCCGCCAAAGACTGGGCCAATATGCCCGTAGGTAACACAGGCTCGACGCTGTGGGACATCAAGCAAGATGACTTCAACTTCCCTGCGCCGTTAGACATGACCAACATCTCGGTCAACTACGATACAGACTGGCTGCTACAGTACTACGAGACAGGAAAGCCGGGAGCCGTGTTCACTGAGAACGTGCGTCAGGCATTGAAGACAGCCGAGCCGGGTTTCTCATTCAACTTCTTCGACAAGGAGAAGGAGACACTACGGAACGCCTGTACAGAGGTCACGTCAGCCGACGACAGTGATGTGTGTAACCTATCGAGCATTAACATGGGCCGCATCGAAAGCATCCAAGAGATGTCTCAGATCGTAGAAGCTGTAACCAAGTTCTTAATCTGCGGCACATTGAAAGCCAAGCTGCCCTACGAAAAAGTCTACAAGACTAGAGAGAAAAACCGCCGCCTCGGACTTGGTCTCATGGGTATGCATGAATGGCTAATTAAACGAGGTTATCGTTATGAAGTTACACCCGAGCTACATGCTTGGTTGTCTGTCTACCGTGGGGTTTCAGATCGCACTAGCCGTGAGACTGCTGATCGTTTGTCTGTATCAGTTCCTGTTGCAAACAGGGCTATTGCACCTACTGGGTCCATTGGTATTCTTGCTGGCACTTCTACAGGTGTGGAGCCTATTTTTGCCGTAGCCTACAAGCGTCGGTATCTAAAAGGCCAGAACCGTTGGGTGTACCAGTATGTGGTAGATAATGCAGCCCAAGAACTTATTGATCGCTATGGAGCCGATCCAGATCGCATAGAGTCCGCCTTGGATCTAGCGCAGGACTATGAGCGTCGAATGGCATTCCAAGCGGATGTACAGGACTACGTCGATATGTCCATCTCGTCTACGATCAATCTACCTTCATACGGAAGTAAGCTGAACAATGATGATACGGTTGAAGACTTTGCTAATACGTTGGCTAAGTATGCACCCCGACTACGTGGCTTCACTTGTTATCCTGATGGGTCTCGTGGCGGTCAGCCTCTGACCTCAGTGCCATACCAAGAGGCCGTCGATAAGCTCGGAGAAGAGTTCGAGGAACATATCGAGACGCACGACATCTGTGACATCTCAGGGTCAGGCGGATCGTGCGGGATATAAGCACACCATGCATCAAGGTCTGTCGCATCGAAGGTGATTATTGCACTGGGTGCGGCAGACACACAGACGACATTCGAATGTGGTTAGCCTACAGCGAAGAGAAGCGTCTAGAACTAATGACGGAGTTAAAACGTGGGACATACAAGGAGCTACTAGCCAAGAGGTAGGTTATGAGCAACCAAACACTTGAACACGCCTTTCGTAAAGGAATCGAAGCATTCCGCAAAGGTAACTTTAACTCTCCATTCTCTAGCGGGTCTCTGAACCACAAGGAATGGCAACGAGGCTTTAATGCGGCCTACGTTGAAAACCAAAAGGGGTACATGTCGAATGTACAAGGAATTCGAGCGGTCTGAGTTTAATCTATACGACGCACCAGCTCGTGAACGGGCCAAAACCTTTTGGAGTCACGCAGGATACTCCTGTTATGACCACGAAGACGAGTTTGGTGTGGATCTAGTCGTGCGAGGCAAGAATAAGACGTTCTACTGCGAGGTAGAGGTCAAGAAGAGTTGGCATGGGGTCAAGTTCTCCTACGATACTCTCCATATTCCTGTCCGTAAGGCCAAATTCCTCACCAAACCCACCCAGTTTCTCGTTTTTAACCGAGGACTACACGCCGTGGCCCGTGTGGGCCGCAAAACAGTAGCAGACGCACCGTGTGTGGAAGTACCCAACTACAAATCCCCATTCGGAGAGCGTTTTTACGACATCCCAGCCGAGAAAGTAGCATTCTACACCCTCGGCGCAGCCACATAGGAGAATATTGTGGAACAAGTAGAAGCAACCCTTAAAGAAGCAACCGAGAAGGGTCTACAAGCCGTCTTAGTCTGTGGTTTCGATGAAAATGGACAGGTTTATATGAACAGTTCAGTCAATAGCATCCCATACATGCACTGGCTCTTGAATCGATCCATCTTCGAGGTGTCTCTGTTCGAAAAAAATCGACCAGAAGAGCCTGAAAAAGACGAAAAAAGCCCTGAAGCCGATTGACCTCAGAGCCTTGGATCTATATAACAATACATGATAGTGTGGTTTGGTCACTGCACTTCAAGTTAGAATGCAGCCCCTTCGAGCGAAAGCCTGAAGGGGTTGTTTTTATTCTATGGGTAGTGCTTCCCGTGTTTGCTCATCCATGAACGAACCATAACCTGCACGAGCTAGATGACGAGATAGGATCGACACTGCGCCCTCTTCGTTATTCTTGGCGAGTAGCTGCATGATTTCGTTGAACTTCTCTGGGCTGGCTACCATAAGATCGAAGGTAGCATCCGCCGAGACCTTTAGCTGTTCTCTATAGCCTTTGGTCATCGCCTCGCCTAAGTTACGAGCGATTGTCGCCTTAGGATTCAGGACACCCAAGCTGAGTACGACTACTCGATCCACAACCTTCTTAACGTCTTTGTCGTAGCTCGTAGTAGATCCGAATGTATCTCCACGAAGCGCACGTCCATTTACGATCAGGTCTTGGATCTCCATCAAGCGTACCACTTCTGCGGCACGATCCGCATCATTCTTAAAGACGATAGACAATGTCTTCAGTACAGGGCTGGCGGGATCTCGCAGAGCCTTAGATAGCTGTGCGGGACTATATCCAGCCACCGTCGAGGATGGCCCGTCTGTACCTAGACCAGTACGACGTGCAGTTGTGATCTTGGAACTTAGCCAAGTCAGATACTGCGACTGAATACCTTCACGGATAAGCGGGTTACCTGTCTCATCCGCCTGTGCCAATAGACGCTGCATCATGTTCACGGAGTCTGGCGAGTTGAAGATCTGGTTGAATGTGGCTGCGGCATTGTCCTTGATCTCAGGGTTACCTGTTAGATCGAAGATGAATTTAGACGCCTCTTTCTCTCTAGCCGACTTAATTGTCTCGGCGAATAATTCGTCGGCATTTGCCTTGGCTTCTTTAGCCGATATAAGGCCAGCCTCTGCCATGCTCAAGTCTTGGACTACAGTCTTGAACTTAGCCACCTGATCAGGGGCCAGACGCTCTAGAACTGGTAGGTATTGCTGTACGCCTTTGATGATGTCACGAGAGCCGGGAAGCTGCCCCGCACTTAGGCCTTGGCGTACATTGTTTATAGCTTGAGCAATGTAGGCTTCAGCTAGGCCGGGTGTTGCAGTATTACTATCTAATGCTCTGGCAAAGGCACGTTGATACGGCAGGAACCCGCCTTCAAGTGCTTCGGTACGTGCATCGACACCTGCACGTTGTGCATCATTCATCCCCTTCGCTACACCAGAGTCACCTATTAGGTTGGTGTTAACGTCTTTGGCTGCCGCCTCGAACTGACGCAAAGGCCTAGAGTTCAGCCAAGTGTCGGCGTGTTTAGCGTACATGTTCTTGGCTTGGATAAACGCAGGATCGCCGATGTTCTCTGCCATCGTATCAATACCACGTTTCAGACCAATTAGCTGTTGAGCTTGTTGCGTAAGGCCTCTGCTCTGCAACAACTTAATACGATCCTCGATCATAGGGCGAAGTTCAGTAAATACCTCCTTAAATGAGGTACCTTCCATCTTCAGACGCTCGATCATCTCAGGATAGGTTTCAACAGTTACCGTACCCGGAGATGTGGCGGTTGCCATACCAGCGGTACCGTCACTGATCTTCGGAGTAACTTTCTGCATCAATCGAGTTAGAGGATCTGCTACAGTGTCCGTCACAGTTATAGACTTGATTATATTAGGCCACGCATCTTTGTTAGGATATGCATCCTCAACCAAACGCACGAAGTCTTCTACAGGAAGCGGGATATCGGGCAGATTTCTAAAGGCGTCATTGTAACCAGTGAAGGACTTACGCCAAGTCTCATACAACTGTTCGCCAGTCATACGATCTAATGCATCCTTCGACGCTACGTCTGAAATCAGTGGATTATTGCGTAATGAGTCCCGAAGTAAGTCAGTGACGTAGTTCTGTGTTTGTGCCGAGTTAAGACCCGCTTCTGCCATACGCAGAGTGTCTTCGGCGTTAGTGACTACGTCTTTAGCCGCTACAACGTCATCGACGATAGGCTGACCTAGTTCTGCCCCTGCCTGTTGCGTAGCTGCAACACCACCGAGATCGTCGGCAGTATTGGTTAAGGCATTCTGCATAGAGGCATCCATAGCCTGTTCCGCAGATCGTAGTGGCTCGGATGTTTGTCGTGCCTGTCTAATAGCAGCCATACGTCCTGCCATATCAGTGGCAGTCTTATTCACGAACTCTTCGAATGCCTCGTCGCCTAAGGCTGACTTTTGCCATGCGTAGGCTCGGCGTACATAGTCTTGTGCGCCCATAAACAAGGCAGTGGTAGTATCTGTGGTGATCTCGCCATTGCTAAGTAGCTCTGACTTAAACGAGCTATTGTTCTGTATAACTTCACCCAAGATACGGGCACGTTCTGCAAAGATTGATGCGGGGATGTTGGCTTCTAAATTAGGATCGAGCATCTTAAACAATGCTGCACCCTGATCAATGTCACGGTTCTTCTTACTAAAGATACGGACAGGGAATGCCTTACCACCAATAGCCTTGATGCCTTTAACGCTGGCACCTAATAAGGCTAGGCCAGTAGAGAAGGCTACGTTGTCTGCAAAGTTGGTTAGGTTACGGTTTTCTTCCGCATCAAAACCTAAGAATTCTACAACCTCATCACCGAATAGAGGATCAGATTGTTCTGGCGTAGTGGCTGTAGCACCGAGGTTTGCGCCAGTGCCTACAATGAATACCTTGGAGAAGGCTTCGGCAGCCGCCCGTAAGTTCTGCGGGTTCTTGCCACGGATCTTGCCCCACTGCTTTGCAGCATAGTTTGCAGCCTTAGGTGCTAGTCCGTAGGCTTTCTCTAACTTCGATGCCAGACCTGCACCAGAAAGGCTTCCGAGTAAGATTGATGTGACCTCAGAACCTACTGCCTCTAGATTATTCTCAGGCGGTATTGTTGGGAAGTTCTCTTTAACAAAGTCCGTCTCGGGATCTGTAATGCGAAGGAAGTCGGTGATGCCTTCGCCTACTCTACCGATGGACTTAGCCGTCTCAAAACCTGCGCCAGCTAACGCACGTTTTACACCAGAGGTATTAGCCGCCTCGGGCGGTGGTACGAGATAGGTTACAGGGTTTCCGTCTTCGTCTGTGCTACGCTGTACCTTTAGCCCAATGCTATTGTCTTCGCCCTGCTGATCAAAGGTAGCACTATTTGAATCGTAGATAGCTTGGTCATACATATTGCGCTGTTCACGCAAAGACATATCGTTCCAGTTAGCTACACCGTCCGCAAGCTGTATATAGATCGGTGACTGCTTTTCCTGCGCCGAAAACTCACTAGGCATGATCTGGCCTACCGTGTTGCGGCCTAGGCTATTAAGGTCTCGTCCGCCTTCGATGTATTGGTCAGAGGTGAAGACAGGAGCGGGTGGCTCCTCTTCAGGAACCACAGAGGTCTCGGGTGTCTCAGGCAATGCTTCAGCAAAGAACGTATTCTGGATAGCCAGAAGCTCTTCTTCAGTAGGCTCAGTACCTGCTATTGCTACCTTCTCAATGCTACCGTCAGGAAGTCTGATATCTATTGTATTAGCCATTACTTATCCTACTCTGGAGACGGAAGAGACCAAACACCATCCTCGCCCTGTTGTAGGACTACTGTAGACTTAGGTGCTGGTTTAGATGCACTAGGTACTGGGCTTGCCAACCATTCTGCATAATCTACTGGCGCATACTCAGACTTCGCATATTCATCGAATGTCATAGTGGAGAAGCCAAGGTCTGTCTGATACTCCATAAGCTCTTGGATCTCTGGTAGCGTCCTAATAGAGTTAGCACCTGTATCAACAAATGTTGCACGTTCTTGTACAAAGCTGCGTAGGTTCTCTACAAACGCTCCAATACCATTACCAGCCTGTAGAGAGTTCAGGATGTTTTTGTAGTCTTGGTTAGAGAAGCCGTTACCTTCTTGCCCTAGAGCCTTACCTGCGGCGAAGACGAAGCGTGTCAGTTTAGCAGAGAATTTGCGGTAGTTGGCTGCGGTCTCTCCTGTAATACCGTTGCTCTCAATAAACTTATTCAGAGCCTGTTCTATACGGTTAGAGGCTTTTGCTGGGTCTTTGAGGCTGTCTTGGAATGCATCCTGAGACGCATTTGTAATTACAGTTAGAAGTGCCTTGGCTTCGGTACGTGCCGCTTCGACAACGGTTGTACCGCCACCGACCAAGGTTAGAACCACAGGATCGTTAATGGCGATCTGTTCTAGTGCGTAAGCCTGTTGAGTTAGATCAACTAGAGATACCATGTTCTCACGCTGTTTATTACGCTCGGTGCGTGTGCGTGAAAGCTGATCATTGATGTAACCTTGGTTTTCCGTAGAGCGTACAAACAAGGTCTTATCTGGAGCGACGACGGTGCCATCATCCAGTCTGTAGCCACCTTCGACCTTTGTAGCTTCCGCTCGTAGGGTTTTACCATCTTTGGTAGTGTAACGGATCTGGAACTTCTCAGGATCGCCCGGCCGTGTCGTAGCCACTGCACCCGCTTTAAGGCCAGCCTCCAATGCAGGAGATATAGTAGAGAACCAAGTCTGGGCCTCTTTAACCTCGTCGGCATTCTCAGACGATAGCATCAAAGTGTAGTTAGCTACCATGTTTGCGTACTTAGCTTGGGTTAGAGATCCTTCTTCTGTCTTCTCTAGGAAGCGTTTAGTCCCTTCGATCAGATCCAATCGTCCTGCTTCGTCAGCATCTTGATATGCCTCAGACGCCATCAATTCAACAATGGCAGCTTCCTCTAGAGAGTTGATCTCTTGTGGTTTGTCTGGTTTGTCACCCACCCGTAGGATCGCTTGTAGCTCTTTACCTTCAGTATCCTGCCACAACTTCCACTCGGCTGCCTTCTCTGTGTCAGTTAAGTTCTTAGCGTATATTGTTTTACGTGCGAGGAAGAATGTTTTTTCCACATACTTCTCATCGAACACAAAGTTCTCTATCTTCTCAGCTTCCGCTAAGTCATCTAATGCTTTAATCCGTGTAGCCAGTTTTGAAGCATATGTTGGTGATACCTTTATTCTGTTTGCCAAAACGTCCGCCTGAACACCACGTAACACCTCAGGGTCTGTTTCACTCAGACTAGGCAAGGCAGAATTCTGTAGATCCTCTTTGTAGCCCTGCGCTTTTATACGAAGGTTTGTGAGTATTTCTGGGTCAATGTTGCTATACTCAGGGATTATCACACCTTCTCGTGTGTTATTCAGGAATGCATCTATGGCCTGTAAGTCCATACTACCAATGTCTGGCGTTTTTGTGAATTGCTTCAATAGAAACTTGGCCCTATTGAGATCGTCGTCTTTACCTGATCCAGTAAGCACTGTGACTGCCGCTAGAGCCTTGGCATAGGTGTCTATTTTGGAGAGATCGATCTCATCCGCCGCCTTTTCTTTGGCTAATGGGTTGATGCGTAATGTACGCTGAGTAGCTGCTACTTGCTCGGACTCAGTTGTTACCCCATCAGAATCCGCCAAGATAACGTCAGACACAGATTCAGAACCGCCGCCTAGACCGTCTGGGTTAGTTACGTCGGTTTGAGTATCGAGTGCAGCCACCTGAGTTTCAGACGCAGCATTCACACGATCTTCTTGGCGTTTAACGTAGTCCTCTGCCCAGCCTGTGCCGAGAGAGGCTGTCTCATACGAACCATCTTCGGTAGTAGGTGCCTCTGAGATTAGAGTCGATGCTGGTTCAGGATCTACTACAGACGATTGATCTCCGAATGCTTCGTTCATCTCAATCTCGAGTGGCGTTTGATTTGAAGCTGGTGCCGCAGGAGTATTAGCCGCAGGTGGTGTCGTAGGCTCTTCTTGTGCAGGTTCGTCATATGTCAGGGTATTGTCTTCAATAGCCTTCTGTAGCTGGGTGAAGACTGTGTTGTCAGATATACCACCGTCCAACATACCGAATGCCAGCATAACAGCATCGTTCTCGCTTACGTCCTCAGGCAAAGATAGCGTGGATACGATCTGCTTCGCCTTGTCCATGTTCTCTTTGTACGCAGTGTTAGCGTCATTCTTGGCTTTCTGAGCGTCTAACTCTGCCGCCTTATCTAACTTAGCAAGAGCCAATTCTTTGTCAGCAGCCGCTTTGTTAGCCGCCTGATATGCTGGGACAAAGCCCTGTGCAAAGCCTTGGGCGAATCCTACGAGTTCGTCACTCGGGCCGCCTACATCATATAGCTTT